GCGCCTCTGAGGTCTGCGTCTCCGAGGTTTGCGCCTACGAGGTATGCGCCTCTGAGGTTTGCGCCTCTGAGGTCTGCGTCTCCGAGGTTTGCGCCTACGAGGTATGCGCCTCTGAGGTTTGCGCCTAAGAGGTTTGCGCCTCCGAGGTATGCGCCTCTGAGGTCTGTGCCTCCGAGGTTTGCGCCTCTGATGTCTGTGCCTCCGAGGTATGCGCCTACGAGGTATGCGCCTCCGAGGTCTGCGCCGTTCTTAACTGCCTCGACTACTGTTTCCTTTATCGTGTTATCTTCTTTCTCATACTCAAATAACACCTTACCCGTCCAACGATTTTTAATCTCGATTTTAATTAATTTCTTTTCCATACTTATGCCACTTTCTTTAATTGATACATATTTTCCTCTACCAGACGGATGATCTCATCATGATACTCCGTCGGGTTGTTACACACGCCTCGGGACTGCAACACCTGCCACGTCCGCAGGCTTACCTCTATGGTCTCCAGACGCAACCCTCGGCTGTCTCTGGCAGACAATATCAGGCTGCTCTCTTTCTTATAGTAGGCGTTGGTATACACACAATGATGCATCGCCGCACCCTCCATCGCCATCTCCTTGACAGAACAGATGACCGTCACCGTGATATGCTCGTTTCCGAAGCACACACCAAAGAAACGACCCTTTTCCTTGCGGTAACTCTCCTCATACTTGACGCTCTTGGCGATGTCCTTCGTCAGCTTCTCGCGGAACTCCCTGTCGATCTTCTTCTTCAACATTCGGTCATGGGCTGCACAGAGGTCTGACGGACACACATAAAAGGCATTCCTCACATCCTTGCCGAAATACTCCAGCATATCGATATAGTCACACCAGATGCCGGGATCCTTGATGACATACTTGTTTCGGTTGCATATCCTGATGCTCGGCATGTACTTCGCCATCTCCGTCCGTCCCTTCGAGCAGGCATAGTAGAACATCTCCGTCTGTCCCGTCTTTGCCAGCATCTCACACTCCGGATATAGCAAGAGGTTCTGCACCACCAGAACGGGAGAGATACGCCAACCTACGGACTTCTGGAACTCCATCTGGAACTCTCTGCGCCATCCGTTGCGCATCACCGTCTTAGACATGCGCCAGACCGGGTAGAAGAAATTGCCGCTGATGTCGAAGATGTCCGACGTGACGTAATACCCAGATGCGTTGCCGTTATGGTGCTTCACCGACCACGGGCTGCCATACTCCCACCGCATGTGCCATAGGCTGCGGCTGTACTGTCGGCTCAGAATCACCTCACACCCCTGCTCATCGACCCAGTTCTCGTAGATGTCGTGCACCTGGTACTCCGTAGGCTCACCCTTGACATTCCTACGCTCCGAAAGGTACGTCCTGAACACCTGCTGACCGCCTATCGTCGTGACCACCGTCTTCAACTGTTCCAAATACTCCTCGTCACGCTTCCCGCCCTTCTGTGCGTAATGCTTCAACGTCAGCCGCTGACCGCAGACAGGGCAGATGTAATCGTCGTACTCCAGACTGACCGCCAGCTCCGGCATCTGCACCTTCTCCACATGTCCGCAATGCTGGCACCACACCTCGCCACGCTTCCAGTAGTAACCAACCATCTGGAAGTCCTGCATCATGAACTTCCGCTGTGCCTTCGACAACTCAGGAAGCCTGTCATGCAAGGCCATCACCCTCTGCTCACGCTTCGTCATGCGCCGTGTGGGCTTAGAGGTCACCACCTTGCTGCATTCTACATACTTACCTGTACACATAACTCAGAATCCGAACAAGTCCTGTTGTGCCGTCTGATCCTGCATCCGCTTCTCCCGTAACTCAGCCTTACGCTGGCGCTCCTTCTCCTCGGCATCCTTACGCTTCTGCTCCTCGGCTGCCTTGATCTCATTATAGTACTGCTGACGTGCCGCCTCCTTCGCCGCCTCTATCTGCTCCTGGGTGAGGTCTACATGACCAGACACCACAATCTTCGACGGATTCTGCTCTCCTGGATCCTTCACGTCATCCTCATCGAAGAAATGCCGTACCATCCCGTAGACCTCCGCATCATCGAATCCACATTGTCCGCTGTCCTTGGCACACTTCAACACATAGTTGCAGGCACCCTCCACCGTCTTTGTGTCCTTCACCGACTCCACGCGGGCCTTGAACTGTGCATCACGTTCCATCTCACTATCCAGCCACTCCTGAATGCGCTGGATGAAATACTTCGTCACATGTGACTTTTCCTTTTCCTCTGCCATAACCTTACTGCTCTATCAATACCATTTTCACGTTCAACGCATCGCACACCTTTCCGATGACATCGATGGGGACGTTAAACGCCCCCTCCTCGATCTTCGCCACCGTCTGACGCTTCACGTCACACATCTCTGCCAGCTGGTCAACAGTCCAGCCCTGCTCTTCCCGGATTTTACGAACCTGCTCACCAAGTTCCTTTCTGTTTGTCTCCTTCATAATCGTTCACTTTTTATCAATATACATACACACATAGACACAAGGGAGGATCCTTTTCTTTTTTCCCTCTCCCTTCTCTATCGTACCGAAGTGATACGATATGCCGCCGTACATTATGAGGTAACAATTAAGTACCTCCATCATGCTCTCGATACAGGATCCGGTCAGGACAGCGCAAGATTTATCGCTGTATACCAGCACACTTGCGCTGTACTCGTCTTCCACCTTCTCGACATCGTAATTTTGATAGATGCCCAATCTCTCCCTGAGGTCATCCCTCAGCTGACATGCCACCATGTGCATGATCCCTTTGTTTTCGATTCTCTGATTTAACATAACTGCTTTGTTTTTATTGGTTCTTTGATATTTCTTCCAACTTCGGCAATACCAGGCGCTTCAGAACATAAGTGGCATTCGGTGTTATCTGACGCTGCCACGCCATATTTTTAGGCGACCACTTGAAGCCGTGACCTTTCAACAGATCGATAACAGGCTTAGAGGGCTTGCCATCGAATACCAGACGGTAACGCTCTTCAGAATACACCTTTTGCAGGGTTCCCCATTCATACACTGTCTCGCTGTCTTCCTTCTCGGCCATATACTGATGCTCTTTCAGCTTGCGCTCCGTCTCCCTGATCTTTGCGCTGTTGTTACTCAGCTGGAACGGTGCGAAGCCTGCACCCCACCATGCACGCGAAGCATCCATCAACACCAGGGCATTCTCTTCGCTGATGCCAAGTGCAGCCAATTCATCCACTTTCTCCACCTCGGCCAGTTTCTTGCTACGGATGACCTTGTTCGCCTCCTTCATCACTTCCTGCAGACGGGTCAGGCTGTCGAGCTTCGCCTGCAGCCGTTCTACCTCGGCCCATCCCGTGAGCCTCTGCTGGCGGTTGCACCTCTTGATGACATTCTCCTTCCAAGCCTGCAACCGCTCGTAGGCTGCATGCTCTGCAGCGTTCGTCTTCTCATGCCTGCGGAACGTGGCGGCTGTCCACCCTCCAGCACCCGTAACCATCTGCGAGAAACAGCGGCTCTGTGCGTAGAGCCATTCCTTGTACTTCTCGATGTACCTGTCCTCGTACTCGTCACGCACCTCTTCTGGAAGCTGTGCGAGGAACTCCGACAAACTGACCTCCATACTGTCAAGCATGTTCTCACCCCAGCGTTCAGAATCCATACTGGTCATCTGACCTGAACGACGTGCCAACTCACGACACGCATTTACTTTTGCTCTTCTTTCCATAATAACTTTGTTTTGTTTGATTGTGATTTGCCTATAATTTGCTAACGATATTTTCTGCCGTGAGTGTAGGGCACATGCTGTACGAACCCAGAGGGCGGACGGCCTCGGCACCATAGATGTCCGAAATCTGCTTGCTGATGCGCAATGTCTTCGCCATATCCATACGCCGCTTCTGCATATCCACCTGTACCAGCGTAACTGTGCAGGCCGTGCGCTTCGTCACAAGATAATACCACCAGCAATCCTGATCGCATACGCTTCTCATACCATAGGCCTTTCCGACCTCAAACTGTTTCACTTTCTTTTCCATAACTGCTTTGTTTTATTTGATTGAACATTGGGAGGGTCTCCCCTCCCCTGGATACTTATTGGTTCAGTTCTTTTTCGATGAGAGAATAAACTTTACTATATCCATCCTTAGATATCAGACCCATCTTAGCCTTACCCAACTTGACCGTATAACTGTCTTTCCACATTTCCTGCTGCATGTGCAATTCTTTTAATACCGATTCCTTTGCAAGTTGCTTATTGTCATATACACCCTTCACCATTTCATACTCGACATTCTGATCCTGATTAAGAAACTTGACTGTGAAAACGAATAACTTCATAATTACTTTGCAGAATTTTAAGTGTTGCCCCCACTTCTGAAATTAAACTTGTTGTCCTTAGACGTTGCAAATTTATAAAGATTTTCGGTATCTAACAAACATTTATAAAGAAATGCCGTACCTTTTAAATTATTTTAAATGGCTACAGTCTTTATTTTACCTTTATTAAAATAATTTTAATGACCTTGCCGATTCTTGCCAATCTTTGCAATACTTTCCAATTACTTTCCAATTACTTTCCAGTTCTTTCCCGACTGGAAACAAAAAAGGGGATGGCACCATGCTCACGCACATCCATCCCCGGCAGTTAAAGTTAGCCTAAAAGGCCGCGACAATTATAATAGAATTACAACATTATCCCTTCTTTTCCTTTTCTTCTTCCTCCTTCAGCTTCATGACAACCCTCCTGAACGCCTGCTGACCTACCAGCCCGATATAAGACCGCTCCGAGGCGCTGAAACCAATCAACGACTGACCGAGCACCGCCTTGTACAACTCGATCATCCTGTCGGCCTCCAGAACACCACGCTCATACAGATGGTCGTAGGGCGTGCGCTTCAGACGCATCTTCCTGACTACGGCCTCTTCCTCGGCCTTGCGGTGATTCTCAATCTCGGCACCGATGACCTCTGCCATCTTCACCTTGAACTCCGGCAACGCTATCACGTCACCAACCGTCATGTCCTTTAACTTCTTTCTCTCCATAATGCTATTACTTTTTGAACCTTATCTGAATGTAACCCCTCCGCTCCGTCTCACGCAACAGCTCCCAGTCCTCATCCCTGACCTCCACCGGGCGGCATGTCTCTCCGTTCACCGTCACGCAATGCGGAAACCCGAATCGGTTCTCTATCTTCCTGATATCCTCCCAGCTACAATCGTAGTATATATACACCTTACTCATGGTCAGAAGGGCAGCTTTTCATTTTTCTCTACATACGCTGCATTAGGGTCATTCTGGTCAAAATCACAGAAATAACTTAATTCCCTCTCAAACATCACCACCTCGGAAGCCATACCGATGTTACGACCCTTGGCTATCTGCAACTTCGCCTTGTCGCTGTTCTTGCTCGACCTTGATATCAGTACCGCTATGTCGCAAGCCTCCTCGATCTGACCGCTGCCACGCATACGGTTGATGCTCGGCTCCTTCGCATTCGCCGACCTCGCCAGCTGGCTGAGGGCTACAACCACCGTATCCGTCTCCACCGCAAACCGCTTGAGGTCTCTGGCCATATCTCCGATCAACTGTTCCCGGTTGTCACCATGACCGTTGGCCAATATCTGCAGATAGTCTATGAAGATAACCTTAACACCGTACTCCCTTACCATCCTGCGTGCAGAACCGATGATGCGCACAATGTTGCTTTTGCTGTCCTCATCGAAATATATCGGAAGATCCTTCAACGCCAGCGTATTGTCATACACCCTGTTGAACTCATCATCAGACAGCTTGTCATAGAGCGTCATGCTGCTCGACACCTTCGTCTTCCTGGCTATGATACGAGCCGCCAGCTGCTTCGCACTCATCTCCATAGAATAGTATGCAGACGGTACACCATTGACGGCCATATTATAAGCAACCGTGGTGGCCAGCGTGCTCTTTCCCATAGATGTCTCACCTGCTATGATGACCAGATCACCGCCATGCCACCCATAACGTGCATCAAAGATATGCAGGCCTGTCATGACACCTACCTCTCCCTTGTCTTCCTTCCTCATGGCTACATCGTTTATCAGGCTGTCGACGATTTCAGAGAACCTCTGTACATCCTCACCCTGATTGTTATTAAGCACATCGTCTATCTCCTTCAACAGGCCATGCCATTCTTCTGACTCCGATGTAAGGTCACACATGATGTTCTCACCCTTGAAGAACAACGAAGCAACCCTGCGCCTCATGCTGAGATTCCTGAGGAAGTCGATACGCTGCTCCGTCAGCTCAAGGTCGGCATGATACTCCGTCATGAACTTCGTGATGCTGACGTTATCCTTCACCAAGACACTTCCTATCTCGTAGAAATCCGGCTTCTTACCATCGTCATACATATGTCGAAGTATGCGGTAGGCTTTCACGCAGTCGTAGTCCGTGAACAGCTTCTCATCGATGCTGTCTATGACATGCTCGAAAACATATACATCGGATATGCAGGTTCCTATGACCTCGCACTCCACCTGACTATTATGCAGGTTGTTAAAATCAGATGTTGTCATCCTGCACCTCCTTCAATACATGTTCAACGCCGGACTTGATGGAATAATACTGGTGTATATCCCTGCCGCATAATCTCTTCATAGCTTCCTCAAACGGGCCGACACCATACTCATCGAACAATTCGTCACATTGCTCATACGTCAACGGGTTACGATGATAGATAAGATCAGGGAATTTGCTGACCATATAGCGCTTGAAACGCTTTGTACGGTCATCGTCTAAATCGTTTACCTGATAACAGTCTGGAATAGCTGACCAATCATCATTGAAACACTCACCATTGAGGTAGGTGGAAACATCCTTTATTGACCTGCCGCTACGCTTGCAGAATACGAGATAAGCATCAATATTCTTTAATGCCAATTCCTTTTGTTTATCCTTTAACTTGTTCCAGGCTTTAATGGCTGCTTTCTTACTTCCTTTTTTGTACTTCTTCCAGAATAAATCAAAAAGAGCATCACTTTTATTGTTATCGTTAGATAACATATTTTCTTTTTCTTTATCCTTTACTTCTTTATTATTTTCTTTTAATATGTATGAGGTTAAATCATTTAACCCACCATTGGTTAAATCGTTTAACCCACCTGAGGTTAACTCATTTAACCCACTTTCATCTACTGTTTTAGTCGCTTTATAATAATTTCTTTTTATTTTATTTACTACGACAGGCACCTTAACAATCAATCCTTTTTGGGTTAAACTTTTAAGAACATTTACGATGGTAGGTTTTGATTTACCAAGCACCTCCATTATATTCTTTACCCCTGCAACGAACCAATTATCGCCTTGAGATAAACTATATATAACAGCATAACATTCCAATTCTGTATCTTCAAGATGCAAATCTTCACGCATCCAGCGATGTATTGTGTAATAATCGATCTTTGCCATAATCAAACCTCATAATTTTTATTTATGCAAACTGTCGTTTTATCATAATTCAATACAATATATTCAGCACTTGCAAGCTCTTCCAGAATGACGTCAATCATGCTTTCGCCCAAACCAGTCCATGACTCTATGTATCGATAATTAATTGTCCATTCCTCTAAGCGTTTACTACTTTTCAAATTGCCTGTAAACCCCCAGATAATAGAAAATATCAATAACTTGTTACCTCTAAGGTGTAATTCATCTACCATCCATCCTTGAATGGCTATATGACTATTAATGATATTAGCTTTCATGATTCCCTCCTTTCTTATACGATGGTTTTCATCTTCGTCACGGTTATACCTTCCCTTGTGATGGTCTTTTCCAGATCGATGTAATGATTCACGGCATGCAGACTACGGATGCAGGTATACACCGTAGTCTTGTTCATACCCAGCATGTCAGCAATGGCACCGCAACCAAGCACACAGCAGCCGTTCTTCTTTGTGTAGTGATCCAGCAGGGCGAACACCAGAAGATGCGTTGTCCGCAGGTTCAGCTTGTGGATCATCTCTGCCGTTATCTCAAACGTGAACTCATAGCCTTTCATAACTCGCCCCCTTTCTGCCTTGTGACCTCCTTCAAAAGGTCTATCATCATAATGTGCTGGTTGATGTAGTCACGCAGTTCCGTTGTCATAAAGTTCGGGTCTTTCTGTGCCACGAATACAAGCTGCGACACGGCCTTTGCCGATGCCTCATAAAGTTCATTAACTGACCACCAGTCGGTGAGGAAATCATTGATTGCCTGTACTGCGTCGATGCTGGCAATCATAGCATCTTTCGTTGATTCGTTGTTCATACTCATTGAATTTTTGACAATAAAGAAAGCGCATTACGAGTTGTCAGGTTCCAATGAGCAGATACCTCGGGGCGATTACTCCTTCCCCACTCGATGCGCTTGTTATTTACTAATAAGATGTGGGCACAAAAAACGCTGCTTTCGGCAGCGACATCATGCCGCTCATTGGATTTGACGGTGCAAATATAAAAAGAAATTCCCATTGTCGCTACCATTTACGCAATTATTTATAATTTTTTAAAAGTTTTGAAGATGTGGAGGAGAGGCTACTCACGCTATAACGTTACGCTTTCGCCCAGTTGCCTCCGGCATCCATAGGTCGGACGCTAACCCTGTGGTAGGGGTTCCAAGTTTCCCAGACGATGCAAAGATATAAAGATTCTCTTTACCTTGAATCATCATCCCTTATATTTTAAGATAATTTAGAAGTCGTTCTTTGTAACCCTGATACTCAACGTGCCGCCCTCCACAATGCTGATGAGCTTCCTCTCTGCCAACCTACGAAGCACATTGTACGTCGTGGGGATGGTCGTGTTCATGACCTCCGTCAGCTGCTTATAGCCGCCCTGGTACTCCTTCTCTCCCTTACCCGTCGTGTCATACAGGAACGCATAACACACGAGATCGTTGCCGCCAAGACCAAGCTCGGCGATCATCCATTTCTTTACTGTAAAATCCTTCTTACACATAACTATACTTTGATTAATAATTAAAAAATGCTCTTATTTCTCCAAATAATCCTCTACAACAGCCTTGAACTCATCAAACGAATAACATACCACGTACTTGTTCAAAAAGCCCTCAGCGGCCGTTTTAAAGGCCTTCTGCGATTCGCTCACCTTGCCACCGGGCTTCTTCATCTCAATACAGAGTGAAGCATAGCCCTTTTTCGGTATCAACAGGATCAGGTCTGCCACTCCAGACAACGCTCCCTCGTCACGCAGGTTCTTAGCCGTCCATGCGTTCCTGATGCCTCCATTAGGAACGCTGAAGAACACTCCGCTTGCCTCCGGGTACCGATGACGGAACCACGAAACGCATTGTATCTGTATCTGTCTCTCCGTTGGTGGTCTCATACTTCATGCTGCGTCTCTCCACCACTGGGGGGGGGGTATTTCTCGTTTCCTTACAATCGATGCCGTTTACGGTCAGGTATTCCAGACGCAGCATGTGCATCTTCTCCGTCACCTGCCGTTTCTCGTTCTTGAACTTGTCATGCCACCACGCCTTGTCGTTCTGGTAGTTCTTCAAAGCCTCCTTCTGCTCATGCTTCAAACTGCCTATCTTCGCCTGAATGGCCCTGCACTTAGATTGGTACTTGATGGATAATTCCATCTTCTTCTCACTCTCCTGGGCGTTAAGCTCCTGCATCCTTGCATCGAGGTCTGCCCTTTTTGCTTCATACTCCGATAAAATCATAAATACTGCTTACTTAATTTTATTACCAAATATTTCCATTGCTGCATTAAAGACCATATCCTGCTGGCTGATCTTCTGCTCCTGCACCTCATCATCCGTGCCCGTCACGCCGTTGGCGATATCCTTCTTCGTCTGTATGAGGTTGTACATGTATTCGTCGATAGTGTCCTTACCCAGAAGATAAGTGCACGATACGGCGTTCTTCTGACCGTTACGGTGTGCCCTGTCCTCAGCCTGACAGCAATCGCTGTACGTCCACGGGAACTCCACGAACAACACATTGCTTGCAGCCGTCAGCGTCAGGCCAGTACCACCGCTCCGATAGTTCAATATGATCAGCCGGCAGTTCTCGTCACCCTGAAACCTGTCTACCGCCCATTGCTTCTGCTTGTCGTTATCGTCACCCGTGACCGTCACGGCATCCCTGAACTCACGCTTTAACGCTGCAACCACCTCCTTGAGGAAGCAGAACACAATGAGCTTCTGACCGCCGTCGATGGTGTTATGGATGATGTCTATCGCTCCCTGCACCTTGCCTTTGGCCGATATCTGCTTCAAGATGCCCATCTTCACCATGATAGCTCCACGTATCGTCTTCTGGATCTTCTCGTCATCGGCATCCTTGTACTTCTTCAGGTAGTCGATGATGTCACGCTCGGCATCACGGTACTCCTTGCGGTTGTCGATATCCATGACCAGATAGCTGCGTGTCTTGTCAGGAAGCTGGGTCAGCACGTCCTTCTTCAAACGTCTGAAAAAGCAGTTCTTCCTCAGCAGGTAGTTGAGTTCCTTCAGATGGCTGCTTTTCCTCTCGCCTGCACAATACCGGGCCATGAACTTGCTGTACCCTCCGAAATCACCCAAACGATCCATGATGGTAAGCTGCTGCACCAAGTCGATGTTGTTGTTCACTACGGGTGTGCCCGTCAGTTCCAGCACGTACTCCTTTCCCTGGGCGATGCCCTGCACGAACTTCGACTGTTGCGTGCTCGAGGTCTTACACTTGTGGCTCTCGTCGATGATGACAGTACGGAACAAGTCTTTCCTCTCATCGAACGTCACGCTCTTCAACGTGAAGCGCCCCTCATGCTTAACCTTCGTCACGAAGAACTTCCTCAGACTTTCGTAATTGGTGATGAACACCTCGGCGGCATGCCGTCCGTTCTGAAGCCTCATGTCCCAGAACATCTGCCACGTGCTGCGGTTGTCATCGCTCAGGATGACGGCGTTCAGCCCTCCGAACTTCTTCAGCTCACGCTGCCAGTTCACCTTCAGCGATGCAGGGCAGATGACCAGCGCCGGGAACGCCTTGCTGATGGTCAGTACTCCGATGGCCTGTGCCGTCTTTCCCAATCCCGGCTCGTCACCCATGATGCAGCGCTTCTTCTGCAAGGCATAGGCGATGCCTTCCTTCTGATACTCATAGGGCTCTATGAGCATGTTGTGGGGCACCTCAAGCCTCGGCATCTCTATAGGCTCATAGCTGATGACTGGCTCCTTGTCCTCCAGCCAAAGGACGTGGGACACGAAATGCTGCTCCCGTGCCCACTGTCCCATCTTCTGGAGATACTCGACATCACACTTCTGCACCTCCCAGAACTTGCCCTCAGCCTGATACCGTGCAGAAGGTATGCGCCTTATGCACTTGACCAGCATCGGATGATAGGCAAAGCCCACCTTATAGCAGCTGGGAGTCAGCGTGTATGTCATCGGACCTATCGTCATGCCACCTTCTTTGGTTTACGTCCGCGCTTCTTCGGTGCAGTGCCATCGGCCATAGGAACCTCGTCGGCCTTCACCTCACCATCAAACGGGTCTACATCGCGGAAGTCGATGCTGGCCTCCTTCAATCCCCATTTCTTCTCCTCGATGTACGCCTTCGCCTCATAGACAACGGCATCGATGTCGAGTGCCAGGTCATTGTTGTACTGATACTCATCGCTGTCTGCCGTGTCGATCTTCGGGGTCTCCATCTTCACCACGCCCACCTTCTGCAGTATGCGGATGCCCTGAACGCTCACCTCAACGTGGGTGTTGGCCAGACTGACGCTCTCCACCGTAAAACGCTTGAAGACGTTGTCGAGGCTGTCATCCGCGATGCTCTGCGACTTGAGGTCTGCCAGCGACTTGTTGTACGCCTCGCGCTGCTCCGTGATAATGGCGAGGTGCGGGATCAGGGCCTGCATCGCCTGACGCAAGTCCTTATGCACGATGTTCGCACCTACATAGTTGATCACATTGCCGTCAGCGTCCTTATAGACCGCCGTCAGCGTGTTCTGCTTCGTTAACTGAATCTTGCTAAACTCCATAAATAAAACGTTTTAAATTGGTTTATAAATTAAGCAGGTTTGAATCTGCTTGTTATCTGTAGTCTTGATAGAACGCTTCCCAGAACTTGTCCTGAGGGGTCGGTAACCTTATTCCCAGCTCCGACAGAGCATCGGCCTGCACCTTGTTAAGGAACTCAGTCATCTGCTCCGTGTTCAGCTTCGAGGTGGTCATGTAGATACGCTCCATCTTCTCTCCGACCTTCACCGTCCGCATGAGGAACTTCTTACAGTAGTACATGTAGACCTCATCCTTCGGTGTGTCCGTCTCGTTCTGTATGCACGTCATCCACATCCACATGAGGTCGTTCTGGGCGATGCTCCGCTTCTCCTGCACCTTCTTCACCGTGATGGAATAGGTGCCGTTGGCCAGCGTCGAGAACAGGTAGGGCAGTTCCTGATCGAATGTCAGCCGCCCGTCCTGTTTCTTCATGATTACCGTCTTCGCCATACGTTAGAATGGTAGGCCGTCATTCTTCCCTCCGTCTCCCTGCTGCTGGTCACGCACGAACGGGGACTGCGCCATCGGTGCCTGCTGCTGCGGCTGGTGGTTGTCGAAATACTGCTGCTGTGCAGGCTGTGCCGTCTGCTGTACGCTTGCTGCCGCCTTCCTCGTGATGGCGATGTCGTAACAACGGATGCCCGTCGAGAACTTGGTCTTACCGTCCTGTCCCTTGTACTGTCGGCCCTGAAGCTCAAACGAGATGGTCACGATGTCATCCTTCTGCACCTGATCCAGAACGGGGTTGACCTTCTCCAGCGTCTTGTCGCCTGCAAACTCCAAAAGCGGCTTGTTCTCATACTGGCTGCGCTCTCCCGTATAGGGGTCATAACGGGTGCAGTCGATGTAAATCTCCCTCTTCTTCAACGGTGGTTTGCTTGCATCTGTCGTGGCCACCGTCTGAACCTGCGACACGGCGATCACTCGCCCTGAAATCTGATTTGCCATAATTATAAAACTTTATAGGTTATACTTTCGGCGACATTCGTCACCTTTTTGAATCTCTCAAATAGATCTGGCTGCTCCTTCTTCAGCCTCGTGCTGTCGATGCTTGTACGCTCATAGGCTCCATTTCTCGTCACCTCGATAAGGTCATTCGCCCACTTGTCTGCACCTGCGTCCGACATATGCTGCAGCAACACATCCTTGATGGCCTTCTCACGCTCCTCAAGCTGTTTCTTCGTGTCGCTGATGGTGATCAACTCATCCATCAAGTCTAACATCGATATGGGCACTTCGCCTACCGTTCTCTGCTTCTCCATCTGGAATCCTGTCTGTGCAAGGATGGCACGGGCCTGCAACGGGTCAGCACCACAGCACCACATCTGCACAATCTCCTTGCAGATGTCGGCACTCACACGGTTCAGCTTAATGAGGTCGGCCTTGCCGTATTGCGGCTTCGGCAGCCAGCAGCAATAGAGGTCGCCAGCCTTCAATCCCGGGTTCTGTTCCTCAAACAGCCACGCATAGATACTCAACTGCATCGTAACGTTTGGGATGTGCACCTTTGAGGTGGTCTTGACATCCCAGAGGTCGTAGTTATCCATCACGATGTCGATTGAACTTGCGATTCGGCGCTCATCGCTGACCAGGTACTCGTTAACCAGCGTCTTGACACCCTTCTGCTCCTTCAGCTCCAGATAGTCACGCACCACCTGATCATCCACGATGCCCATAGAGTCAGCCAGCTCAATCTTCTTATGGATCATGCCGCCATACTGTGCCACGTTCTCAAGGATGCTCTGTGGGATGCCCTTGTACGTCTCAGGGAACAGCCATGAGATGATTGGTGTCACACCCTGCAGGGTATGTCCATCAAGGGTGTAGGTGTGCCCGTCCTCGTTGAAGAGGACAGGCGAATTGTACAAACTTTGATTCTTCATAAATGATGCTTTTTAAATTGGTTTACATTATGCTGCTTTCAACAGCTCGTTCTTTCTCTTATTGCATGCTGCAATGAACTGAGGACTCTGGCTGTACTGCCTTTCATACTTACGGTACACCTTCTCCAGTTCCTTGACATCTGCAACAGCCGTCACTTCCATGATGGCCTCCTTCTCCTTTGCCGACATTCCGAACAGATAACGCTCCTTGCCGCTCCCGTCAACGATACGCAGATATGATACGTTTCCTTCCTCATACTCTATGTGCGTGACATAGAATCGGGTCTTCGGCTGTTTCCTGCCGCTGGTGCCCTGTCTCCACTCTTCGGCTGCAAGTTCGATCCAGACAAACGGGCACGTGTAAAGCTCACGGCCTATGCCCCAATTCACGCAGGCCCTCTTGAAAGCATCGGAAGCCTGACCTTTCTCCTTTTCCGTGTTACTCTCGACACCGACATCCTGCTTTGACACCCATTCTTTCTTTTCTCCATCCCAGATGCTGACGGTACAGAATAGGTTGCCATTGATCAACTCATGCTCACGCTTCCAGTTCGTTGCTCCTACCACCTCATCCAGCAATCGCATGTCTACCCGTGCATCCTTGTACATCAACAGGCTGCACCCCTTGTCCGTTACTGTTCCCACGCGGCAGTCGATCTCGTCTGCACGCAATGTCCTAAACTTAAAATTCTCCATAATAACTTTGTTTTTAAAGATTGATAATTAACCGAATATTTCACCTAACAGGCAAAAGCCTATGAATACACAAACCACAGCCAAGCCACACCAGACATCCATCCAAGTAAGCTCCACTCCCATGACCTCCTTGTAGGTCTTTAGAAAATCATTCTTTGTCATAATCGTTATTTTTATAAGTTCTTTATTCTTGCAAATCGGAGAACGTCACCAGCATTGCACTGCCACTTTCCATTCTTTGCGCTGCCGTTGACCTTCTCTGCCCTGATGCGTCCGTCGGTGATGAGCTTCATCAGCCGGGTCATGCCTCCCACGATCCTCGCTGATGTACGCTGGCCGAACGTCTCCCGGTTCATCACCAGGTAAATCGTCTCCAGCCGTTCCCTGTCATCATTCGTCAGCATCATATATTCTCGATTCCTTTGTCTCTGATATAGTTCAAACTAAACTCTTTGCCCAGACGCTCGAAAATCATGTACCAAAGCAGCTCTGTGTCCTTGCTCACTCCCAGCTTCTGATAGATGGCCTTCTTCTGCGTCCTTACCGTGTGGTAGCTCCTGAACAGCCTGTCGGCAACTTCCTTGTCTGTCAGTCCCCTGCAGATGCACAGGGCTACCTCACGCTCGGCCCTGCTCAGTACTGCACGCTCATTTCCTCCTTCACCTTAAACCAGTCCGGCATCGCACACCTGATGGCCTGCTCCAGCCTCGGCGACTGATGGTTTACATCCGAATGATAAACGCACACATCCACATCATCGATGTACATACCGTTACGCAGGCGAACCTCACGCACATCCACATAAACCGCTGCATCGCCGTAGACCTTCTCATAGTTCATATAGTCGTAACCGCTGTCGATGGCATCCCTCATGGCCTCACGCACGCTGTCTACGATGTTTTTGATGATCTTCTTCATGACTCTGCCCTCCTTACTTTACATAAAGCGATACCTGAAGCCCTCTGCGCAACTTGCAGACACATACATCCTGCATGCACTTCAAAGCCCTTGTAACGAACTTCCTGAACAACTCGACACCGATAATCCTGATGATTCCACTCACACCCAGCAGCGTGTTGATGCGCCTGCCATTCTCATCTCTTCCGTACACCTTGATTCTGAAGTTCTCATTGATGAACTTCGTCGTGTAACCTAATTCACTAACCTTTTTCATAACTGCCTTTTTTAATTTTACCTCAAACGAGGTATTGTTAGATTCAAAACTTTTTTATATCTTTGCACCGAAATGCAAGCGCAAAATTATAAAGAATTTCTTTATCTAACAAGGAATCCGATATAAAACCGTTACCTTTTAAATTATTTTAAAATTGGTTCGGTAGCTTTTAAAATATTTTTAAAGTTCAATCTTTATAAAACAGTAAAGTTATGACAAAACAACCTCGTACCCAGATGAGCGGAAAGGAAGCCCGCTACATCCTTAAGCAGAACAGCGTCAACCTCGCATGGCTGGCCGAGCAGATTGGCATCTCACCGCAGGCCCTGAACTCAAGGTTCAACGCCGAAGTATTCTCACGCGCAAACATGATGGAAATTAATTCTATCCTCAAAAAGGACATCTTCGGGATTGGTGAAAAACCATCCGAAGTACTGGCCGCTGGCACCATCCCTGTCTTTGACATCCGACTGTCGGCTGGCTTCGGCAACGGACTCTATGATGATGAATCCTCGCCCGTAGAGTATGTCAGCATCCCCAGCCTCTCCGGGTGTGTCGGTTTGACCATCTACGGCGACAGCATGCTGCCACGCTACCGTAGCGGTGACGTGGTGTTCGTGCGCCCCCTTCAGGAGACTTCGTTCATCGACTGGGGACATCCTTACGTCATCATCTCACGTGAGGATCGCTTCGTCAAGCTGCTCTATCCATCAGACAAGGCCGACTGCATCCGACTTGTTTCCGCAAACGAGGAAACACGATCAGACGGCTCACGCCTCTACCCTGACAATGACCTCCCGAAGGAGTACATATTATATTTATATAAGGTAGTCGGACATCTCAGACGCGAACAACTGTAAGAAATAGCGCTTATTTATGCTTTATTTACCATCTAAGCCGTTTTTATATCTCAGCCGAACAATTACCCAGCCGAATGTTAAAAAGCCGCTCAGAGCCACAAAAACGAGTATTTTCAAAATTTACAATCTTCGGGAATGCCTAATCACGCAGGCACTCCCGAACTTTTGGATGATACCGTCACATTGCAGAGGTCGTCAGTTCGAGCCTGACTGTCCCTACCGTTTAAATAAAGGCTTTTCGGGGAATGTACTCATTTTAATGGGGAATCCTGAATAGCCTTTTTTGCCACATTTAAGGCACTTTACGAGTAAAAAACAAGTATTTTCAAACGATACAATATAATTAATATGTACCCGTTCCTATTTAATTATTTTAAAAGGTGACAACGATAAAACTTGCCGTTTTGAAGCATACGAAAGCAAAGAACGGCTCTTTCAAAGTACGCATCGCAATCGGACACAAGCAGGAGACATCATACATCGTTACGAAATATTCCGTGCAGTCCCTTGCGAACTGGTCAGCAGGTCAGGTCGTTAACCAGCCAGACGCGAACTTTATCAACATGAAGCTGCGGCAGATCCTGAACGACTACGACCAACGGCTGGATCGTGTCATCAATCCAGACCTCTACACCTGCACACAGCTCCGGGACGTACTCAAAGGTATGAGGGCACTCGGAACGGGTCGTACCTTCATGGAATATGCAGAGTACAACATCAACGAACTGCGTAAGGACGGACGCAACACCACCGCCGACATGCGGCAGACACAGATAAACAAGTTCTTTTCTTTCCTCGGCGGTGACATAATGATTGCAGAGATAACACCAGCCACCATCACGAATTACGAGCGATGGCTCAAGGCATTAGGAAACAGCATTGCCTATAACGGTATGCTGATGACCGCCGTCAAGACAGTGATCAATGCCGCCATCCGTGACGGCTCCGTGAAGTACGACATCCACCCTTTCGCCTATTGGCATGCCACACAAGCAGAGCCACGGGAACAAGACATAACACCAGAGGAACTGCGGCTCATTCGTGACTATAACACCATCTATAAAGGAGAGGCAAAGGCACGTGATCTCCTGATGCTCTCCTATTACCTGGGAGGTATCAACCTCATCGATCTGCTGGCCTATGACTTCCGTGGTAAGAAGGTGATGGAGTATGTACGCACAAAGACACGGAACAAAAAGAAAACGAACCGCACCGTGTCTTTCTCCATCCCTGATGAAGCATTCCCCATCATTCAAAGGTATATGAATCCCAAGACTGGCAGACTCGACTTCAAGACAAAGGGAACCTATGACACATTCAAGAACATCGTCAGCCGTGACATCAAGCGCATAGCCAAAAAGGTAGGCATCGATGACTGGCAAAAGGTATGTTATTACACCGCACGAAAATCATTCGTTCAGCACGGTTTCGATCTCGGCATAAGCCTTGAAGTCCTGGAATACTGCATCGGGCAATCCATGAAGGACGGACGGCCTATCTTCAACTACCTGAAGGTCATGCGCCGTCACGCCGACAATGCCATCCGTCAGATTATCGATGCACTGAACGGTTGCGAAAGTAAAACGGGCGACCCTCACGAGCCACCCGCAACCAATCAACAATTAATGAAATAGAAAGTTACCTATATAGTCGTTATCTTGATGACAAACGTGGCGCCATTCTCGATAACGCTGCAACACTCCGGGTCATCCATATCCAGCATGGCGTTATACCCTGCGTCAATGTTGTTATAGTGACGGTAATCGTAGAAGCGCACCTCGTTAACGGCCTCACCGTCGAAATCGACAGGTGGCACATCATCACCATGTACCAGAAGGGTTGTGTCGTACACCGAATCACCAACATCAAAGGTGTAAGCTGCACCCTGCGCAACCCAGCCTGGCAGATTTGCGTCAATCCCGATGTGGTCACGGACATAAAGCCGTATCTCTCCCGTTGACTCGATAGGCTGACCCGTCTCGTTGCGTATGATGATCCTTGCGCTGTAATCACCTTGCGGCTCCGGCTTCAACACAAAAGCCTTCATCTCTTCATAACCGTCGTGCATACCGCTCATGGCATTGATGATGGGTAATGTCATCGCACCGATCATACGACCGTAGATGACATCCGACATCCAATGATAACGGCCTATCGCCCTGCATACCGAATACTGGTACGCCTTTATTATCCATTCCTTCTGCTCCTCGCACTCCTTCATCTGGCACAGCATCAAGGCAAGGCACCATATCTGCGCTGAATGGCCGCTGACATAGCTCCTGGGGCTGTCTGCCGCAAATCCATCCTCACGTAACAAATCCTCACGCTCCTGAATGGTATCTGCTACGATGGCAGAAAGGTCGATATTATAAAGCTCGTTTGCTGATGCACCATGCTCCGGGTCACGCTCGCCGCCATCATGCGTGCAGGCGCAACCGGGGCGGCATCTCCCGTAGTTCGGATCCATCAACGGCCAACGCATGTTATCTGCCATCTCGCAGACATTATCTATGAACATTTCCCTGCCGTTTGGATTTACCGCATTAAACCTGTAAATCCCTTGCAAATCGCTGAACGGGCCGTCAAGCACAAGCCCCGTATCCTCGTTCGTCTCCGAGAACGTGAAGTAATCGGCATACGTCACGCCATCATACGTCTTGTACACCTTACCATCAAACTGCACGTTCTTTCTACAAAACATATAGTTCTTTGAGCAAATTGGAATAGCTGCCGTGTTTATCAGGACATTCTTTTTTTTCTGAGAGTAACCAGCCCAAACCTCCAGCGGTGTCATAGACATCATATTAAAATGGTCTACCACATGCTGATACACATATTCATCCGTATAATAATTTTGTGTCTCCAGATTGAATTGCTCTTCTGGCTGTCCTTGATACCAAGGTAAAGGAAGATCGCAGACTGTCGTACCCTCGACACGTGGCCCTGGTGCATCTGGGATGAATTGCTTCAAATTGATGGCGTAACCCACTTCTTCCACCTCATAACCCTTTACCCATCCATCTACAACAATCTTATGGTTCTTATATCCGAGGTCACTCCAAGCAAAAGCTGGTATCTCATGACCTCCGAGTTCATCACGATAGATTCCGATGTTCTGGGCTATGCTCTCATCCGAACGGCAGATGGCATACATGATACCAGCCGCATCACGCATCTCATACGGATCAGCCTTCAATGCCTTACCATTATACATCGGATAGGCTACACCACCGCCAAGACTATAAGCCAAACCATATAACAGCGTCTGCGTGTTTGTATACTTTCCCTTATCAGGCACCAGCTCCGCAAGGATAGATGCCATCAGGAACGCCTGCATCGCATTATAACCAACGGATGCACCTATCATGTCATCACCCCTGTAATCATACACCAGCGGATATGTTGACGGTACGAACATCCACACATCGCCGTCATACTGCCGCTTTGCGAAGTCGTAGGCCCAGCTCATGTAATCATAGACCTGCATCCCGCCTTGCACGCTGTTATATCCACGAGTAACCAATATATCATTGAACTCATAGAGCAACTGTTCAAAACTCAGCCTGCCATCCGTCGGTACTGGCTCTGGCGCTGGCTGTGGCTCTTCCCTCTCTCTCGCCTTGATGGTGACCTCCTCACCTGCATCAAGGATGATTGTCTGTCCCTTCACTTCCATAAACGCTTTTTTATTATCTGATATAACACTACACCCCCGGCAAACATCAGCACGAAATTACCGAGGATGATCCTTAACTTCTGCCACCAATTCAATTCTGCTGGTACCTCTTTCTCCTTTTCTTTTTCTTTGAATAGAGAGTCAGATTTTTCTTGATTCTTAATAGACATATTCAACAAAGAATCAATACGGTTGTATTGTTGTACAATCATCTCATACATTTCTTTCTCTGTAACACGTTCTTTCTCCACTTCGTGGTAAATAACAATCTTTTCCTTTACCGTATCACCCTTTTCATTTACTACCACAGAATAAGATGAATCGTTCTTCTCTTTTTCTTTCAAACTTTCAAAGATAGACATTTGTCTTTCAATGAAATCTTTCTGCCATATCTTTGTTGTTTTCATTAAAGAATCCATCATCTCTGTAAGCTGCGAAACATCATGTTTTTCTGTTGATGTTTGTTTGATTGTGCTACAACTAAACATGAAAAACATGATGAATCCAAACAAGGTTAGACTCATCAACCATGCACACAATTCAACTAAAACGTCTGTTATCTTCTTTTTCATTGTATCGTTATATAAATGCTGTTGTTTGCTTTCTTCAATTCTTCATAGAGCTTTACGAACACCGCACGTGACTCCAGAACCTTGCCAACCTTGGTATTCTTTCCAACCAGCACGCAACCGTCCGTGTCCCTTGCCGTGTTTCCGATATGAATCAAAACACCGTCGAATCCGGGAACATTGATAAGTCGTGGGAGATAACCGTCACAAAATCCGTAGTTCTTCTCATACTTCTTTGCAGAGAACTTCGGCGACTTCACCTCCAGCGTCACACGATACCTACCTGTTGGGATGGCTGTTACACCCTTTCGCTTCGTTGCCCGGATGACTGCCTGCGGCATCGATTGGGTGAGTCCTCTGTCCTTATCCTCGATGGTGTCGCAGAAATACTTTCCATCGATGTACAGATGTCCGATGGTGTACGTGTCACGCCTTGCAATTCTATATAGCAGCAATTCCATACTTCACGGCTTTTTATTCAGATACTTAGCGATGGCCTCCGCAATCTCTTCCGGGTCGCTCTTATGCGCTGCGATGGCCTTTGCAAGCTCCATCACTTCCTTCATCTCCCTATTCTCCTTCACGTCCGCAGGCTCATAGATAGACTTGATCTCCACAGCCGCAACGAACGCAACGCCTATCAGGGTGAACACTGGCACCGTCCATGCCCCCCACCCGTTATACAGGTGGAGGAACACGAACATGCTTATCTGTATCACGTCAAGTACCATCATGGCGAATATGCCATTATAATACCTTGATGCCTTGTCTATCGTCCGCTTCATCTTGTCTGAGTGGATAGGTATGCCACGCTTCTTCGCCTTCCTGATGCCTGACCAGAAGTCAAGGGCTATCAAGACCAATGGTGCAATCAGCATCAGGATGACGATGAATAGCAGAAATATCATCTGTTCTTTTAGTTCATACATGATCTTTTTCTTTTGTACCTACTTTTTACAATAAGTATATTTATAGAGTTCTTAACCAATCTTCAATAAAATAACTTTCATATTCATGGGCTTTAGCATTTGGATGTCTATTATTCTGACTAACAACAAAAGCGGAAGTCCTTACAGATTGTGCTACTGAAGAATATTTTAATGACGAATCACGCTCGAAAATAGGAGGTATTTGAACATTCTTGGTCATGTCAAGGTACGGTATTCCCCATTTTTGTGCAACATCACGAACAGCCTGCTTATACTCAGTAGAATTAGAACCATTTGTCACAATAATACCTATCTTTGCAAAGGAATAATGAGTGATAAAATACTCAAGTACAACATTCCATGCTCCATAGAATGTCTCATTTGTTGTATCATCAATAGTGCCGAGATTCGTATTGTGTGCATCATTAATGCCAAACCACAAAGTGATATAGTCTGCATCGGCAAACTCTGCACTCAGGTAACGCTGATAGCTGAACGGATATTTTGTATTAATTGGTACGTTTTCCGGATCTGCAACATACGTCTTATCCAATGCCATGATAGAACCATTGATGGCATCTATCACAATATCCATATTATTGCGTCTGCCTATAAAATGTGGATAGACTTTGTTCTTTCCCTTAAATGGAGAATCTTGGAACTCATATTCTATCACATCTGTAAGTCCAGAAAAATCTCCGTGTGTAAAAGAATCTCCGCATGCAACCCATTTCTTACCCCACAAAGGATTATCTCTTTTGTCTATATTTGGATAGATACCATGTTCAAAGGATTTCTCATCGCAAAAACCTGCAACAAGGATGCTTTTTCTTGATATATCATCAAAACTATATGTGTCAGAACTGTTTGTTGCAATCCAACACAGTCTTATATACTTAATGTTATCTGATATGAAAACATGAAGAGGTATGTCTTTTTTTGACGAAAGCCTTAACTTTTTCACAAACCCATTGTCATCATAGCCGCAGATAGAATATAAATACTGCTCAATGTTATTTAAACTGACTTCTTTTAAACCCTCAACGTTTATAACTCCAGACACGCAAGCACCAGCCCATGATGCATTTTTATTATAAAGCTGACCGTCATCATCTCCAAGATATTTGCCATCTATAAAATCTTTTGCATCAAGCATATTAAAAGAATCAAGCAATAACTTTTTTTCAACGAAAGCAGAAGAAAATTCTAAAGTTCCCTTCTTATAAACTTCTAACTCAACATTTCCTGTTATGCCATAAGAACAGAAACGAATGCTGTTTGGTACATAGTTAATACCACCAACTTCATAACTGGACTGTATTTCTATCTCTGTTTCTCCGTTATACTGGCCTGTAGATAAAATTATATTATTAAATAATATCATCCAACCCAACACTGAATAATTTGATTTTCCCTTATAAACAAATTTGTCACCAGGCTTACATGGTACAGGAAACACCTGCTTGCATGAATATCCGTCAAGTTTTTGATAAGAATAGGTGTCACTTATTAATTTATAATAACCATCTATTGTTACGATGTTTTGATTGTAATCTTTAATTTGTGAATCCACAAAATCATTCCATGTTGTGCCTACTTTGCTGACGGCAAATGGTAACGTAGGCATAGTACTTAAATTGTAACAACCCTGGAATACTACAAAACTAACTCCAGATGGAACTGTAACGACCAATGTACAATATCTTACCATTGTATCTCTTATTGGGAGAGAAGATACAACTTCTTTGTTGAAGTTAAAGAAAACCACTTGTTCTGCAACATTTGCATAAATTCCATTGTCACCTCCAAGCATAAAGAACGAATCTCCCTCTTGCACGGGAATATAGTCCGTGTACTTAGCTCCGTACCCGCTGAATGGTTGGAATACAAATGTAGTTCCATTTACCTCAAAAAAACCTCCATCTCTATAATGATATGGAATAATACCATTACCTCCTTTTTCTGTAACACCGATATATTCACCAACAACAGAACTAACGCCACCACTCTCTGCCATATTCTTGCTTCCAGGTGTAGGAACAGCATCCACACCTTGCCAATCTGATGGTGTTGTGCTCCAGTTTGGGTTCATCAATCTATACTGTACATACTTATTGTCAGAACTCTGTACATACTTTACGCTCATTCCACCCTTCTGATAATCAGAAGGTATGTCAGCAAGGGCAGCATCGAGAGTGTCGTATGGTTTAAGGGTGTGCGGGTTTTCCGTCGCATTAAGTTCGCTGACATCCAGAGCACCCATATTGTCAAAGACACCTCCGCTGGTGACGAGGTTCTGGCTTCCCTTCTTCGGACGCGGATCAATGGCATTGTTATACGTTGCCATCAATACCCATGCCGTGCCGTTCCACATATAATCGGAATAGAACTGTGGCGGTGTATGATCCTGGTCAGATTGGCGATAGATGATATTCTGCTGACCTGATGAAGGAAGCACACCCTCTACGACCACGATGTCGCTCTGCGTCAGGGCTGCATAAGCTGCCTGCAGGTTGACGATATTTCCTTCGGCTGTGCTGATCTTCGTCTCTGCCGTACCCATACGACCATCAAGGGCAACCACAGCCGTCTGAACAAGCTGTATGGCCAGATAGACACCATTCGATGTAACGGGGTTTGTACTGCCGTTTGTGGGTGTCGTATCAAACACCAATACATCCTGCTTCGCTGCATCAAGGGCATTAATCAGCGCCACAATCTCATTGTTACGTGTGTAGATGCCCCCAGACTTCACCGGGTTGTTACTTCCTGCCGTCGGTGCATTATCAAAGGTGAGGCTGTCCTGCTTACCTGCCAACGCAAGCGTCAGAGCTTCATTCGTCGGTAATGCCGACAACTTCGCAACCAGCAAAGTCGTGATGCCTGAATTAATGGCGTTCCACTGTGCTGTCGTGAATCCTGAATTGTTAAGATCATACTCGTAAGCCCAGTTCTCACCGTTGAACTTGTAACGCTCCGTCTTGGCGATGTCCGTCGGTGCGGTGTCCGTGTTCGGCACCTGCACGAACGCATAGTCATTATTGTCCGCACCCAGCGACAGAGCATCAAGTGCCGCTGCTATCTGTGCGTGTGTTGCCGACACAGTCAGATGCAGGTCGCTGACAAGGTTATATGTCCCCTTGAACGATGCCGTAGCCGTAGAGATGCTGCTGTTCATCGTAGCAAGGTCTACCAACTTGTTCAGCTCCGATGCTGCCGACGGTATCAACAGCAGAATGGCCTCGATAGCCTGCGACAACATCTGGTCCGCTGCATACACACCTCCAGACGTGACGGGGTTCGTACTATCCTCTGTCGGGGTCTGGTCAAATGTCAGGTTCCCCTGCTTCTCCTGATCCAGACGCAACAATTCAGCATCTGTCTCCTCATTGATGACATTCTGCTTTTTCCCCTTGGTATCGTCAAGGATGGCGTTAGCACCTGTCACAACTTTCCCGGTCGCTACCGACTCGATACGTCCGGGTATCTTTATTGTCTCACTCATAATATTACGGTTTTTGATTAATACACATTGATATTGTAAACACCAGCTTCATACGTGTTCGATGACTGATAGCACTTGTACACCAAATCGTCGATCACGATTCCCGTAGCCGTCTCCATCGGCATTTCTATTCCTGACATCTCCACACCGTTGACGGTCATCGATGCCGGAACCAAAATAAAGATGTAACTCTCATTCTCCGCTGCTGTGACCGTATAACGGCCCTCTGGGGTCTTCCGTGCCGTTGCCTTTGTCGTTACGTCAGAATACAGCAGGGCTGCACCATAGTACACGGGATCCACAACAGGAAGCAACATCTCCACCGTGCGCTCCACGCCTCCGATGGTCAGAACGGCCAGATACGTCACGTTGCCGCTCTGCTCCTCTTCCAGCACATCATTGAACTGCAACGTCTTTCCAGCTCCCTGCATCACCACCACGCCGTTACGCTTCAAGGTGATGGCAGATGCCTCAACGGTACTGCGGACGGTGACCATCACCGACGTACTCTGGCCCGTCTGTATACACTCTTTCGATGACTCGATGCTGAGGTCTGCCAGCTTACCCTCAACGGCTGCAAGCAATCCTGCAATCTCCAACTTCGTATAGTAGCCTGCAAGGGCCGTCGTGATAGCTGTGTTGACATCATCGAACGTTGCATAGTTAGACAGGTCAATCTCCGTCGAGCCTATCTTCTCCCAATAATAGATGGTCGATCCCCCCTCTGTCCTTGATAGCGTGATGTACTCATCCTTGATGTTACTTGTCTGCGGGTCACCTGACGGTACGAAATAGATGATGCCTACCGTGTCGATGGAAGCCTCCGGCAGCTCGGGAACCACCTCATAACGGAACTGCTTCACCGCTGCGATAAGGTTCAGCACCTCAGTCTTATTGAACGTGTCGCTCTTCGTATAGTAATACAGCAGGTCGCTCACCGACTTCGTGATGAAATCCTTGATGGCGTTATAGATACCTTCAGACGTTACAGGGTGCTCGCTGTCTGGTATCGGTGTAGCGTCAAACTGCAACACATCCTGCTTTCCTTCAAACAGCGTTGTCAACTCTGCAGCCGTAGGCAAGGCTCCCAGCTTCATCTTCTCCTCGTTCGTGAAGTCAGCCTCAGACAAGCCCTTTCCTTCTTCCTTGTCCACCTTGCCAGCCAAAGCGGTAAACACACCGCCAGCGGTCACCAACGCACGACTGTCAGCCGCAAGGATATCCGTTATCTCCAGCACCGTCGTACCAGTCCAGACGCTACCGTTGAACTTCAGGATGTTCACACCCCACGGCAAAAGGATGCCGTTGCCGAAGTTCTGATAGTTGCCTGCCTGCGTTGCAAGGTAAAAGACCTTCTCCGTCACCTCTCCCGGGTCAGTACTCGGTACGGCCACACCAGCCAACAGATAACCCGCTGCACGCAGCTTCTGGAACTCGTCATAGATGGCACCGCCACGCACCGGGTTCTGCCCTCCTTCCGTGATCTCTGCATCGACAGGCTGCGTCACCTTCAACGGACTGTACGACCATGCGCTGCCGTCCCACTTGAAGAAGCAGATGTAACCAGCATCCACCGTAGGTGCAATACCGTCGAAGTTGCTGTACTCCCCTGCACCGCCGACATAGAACGCTGCACCGTCCAATTCATCGGGTTCAGTCTCAGGCGTGCAGACACCAAGGAAACGGTAGCCTGCACCAAGTCCGCTGACCATCTCCAAGAGCACGAACTGCAGCACGTCACCCGTGATCTCCTCATTGCCGTTCTGTCTGATGACCTCGGCAATGGCTGTTCTTAAGTTATCAAAATTTCCCATATCTCTTTATTTTTAAGTGAAGTCATTTCCAATCTTCTTCGCCACGATGGATGTCTGAAACTCGCAATCCGTCCCTGCCAACATTCCGGGTGTCTGCCACTTCGACGTGATGAGGAACGTGTCAGCCTCGTAGGTCTCTCCGTAGCAGTCAGTAATCTGTATATGGTCGCTCATCCTTATGAACCGCATCACATCCAGCAGATACTCTGGGGCAAGGAACGAGAACTTGTATTTCTTCATGCTGATCATCTTCTCCGGGAAGAACAACCCGTCACGCTTCTCGCCCTCATCCTCAAACTCGTAGTCAGGCATTCCCAGCTGCGAATCCAGATACACCACATTATGGAACAACAGAGGACTCGCATAGTCGTAGACGATACGTCCGTCCTTCATCACAAGATCCTGCTCATCCCACCACTCTATTTTAAGGTATGGCGACAGGTCGTTTACTGCCGTGAACACCTCCGAATATAACACCGTGTTATCGCTCATCGTCACCTTGAAGTACCAGCGTCCCTCATGCGATATGCCATTCAGCAGGCCACCATAGCACACGAACACATCGTAGCCCGTGAAAGGCTTCTTCAGGATGCCGATATACAACGTGACATCCGTCTCAACACCTGTATTAAAGTCCACTACCGACACCGCCGACACATCCAGCGACCCCGACCCGTTAGGCAATATAAACTGGAATGGAATGATATGTCCCACCTCTCCATACAGCGGGTACACCTCACCATAGGCATAGCTTCGTCTGCAAAGCTGCTGCTCCAAGCTGCCGTAAAACGGCAATACTGAATAACTATTCTGGCTCATACTTCAATGTACATTTACTGACACGTGATGTCAAATTCAACGAAATCTTACTTACATAACCATTCCCGAGGAACGTCTTTATCAGCTTCATCGGGTTTGGCTCCTGATACATCGGCACCCTCACCTCCTGGCTCTTCGTGCGCTTGATTCCAAGTGCACTGCTCAACACCTCATTGATCTTGATGCTCCTCGCCGGGAGGTTATAGCAAAGATACTGCGGCTGCAACAGACAGAAGGCCAGCTCACCGTTCTGCAGATAGAGGAACTTATCCACCCACGGCGCCCAGCCCGTAGGCACATATTTCACATTCAGGTAATAGCTTGTGCCACTCGCCTGTCCCGCCATCAGCGCAAAGCCGTCCTTCGATATGCTCTGCGGGTTCAGCAACAGATAGTCGATATCACTCGTGAACATCGACACCCTCGTCTCCTCGATGTTCCCCTTATCCACATAAGGCGACCTTATCACTATCGGCAGACCCATGAATGGCTTCGTAACTTCATCCATCCAACCAAACTGATACTGCTCCGGCATCTGTTCCTTGTCATAGCGATACGTGCTTGTGCCGTAGCCCCATGTCTTACCGTTCCTCGGACATACCATCGTCGTAATGTCAGGGCCTACCGTCGGCGCAACGTTGTAACTTCCGCCATTACGGTAGTACTTGATATGCTCTATCATCAGCTTGCTGCCGTCGATATGCCAGTAGCACTGATAGACATCACGCAGCATCTCCAGCACATCCTTCAACGTTATGGGCGCTTTCTGTGCAGGCTCCGAGAACTCTCCAGCCAACAGGTTCGTCTTCGGTGTCATCAACAACGTATAGAAAGGATTGTTCGATACCGGGTTCGTGGCCGAATAGAGGAACTGGCTGTATGCCGTCGTAGCCGCATGCGACAGTGACGCATCGATCTGAGCCAACAGCTTTGCAATGACGCTCCAAACGGGATAGGATGTCTTCAGCGTAAAAGCCTTCTGGCCGTTCGTCCTGAAATAATCTATTACGTTACCATCATTGACAAACCAGATAGAGGTATTCTCCCATGAGGTGCGAGCTATCGGGTACAGCTCATCCTGCGAGTAAGGCTCAACGAAATACTGTCCGTTTGACGATTTTCCATATTCCGTCGGGCTTACCTGCGTGTCCGTACTCGTCTTCAGATACCTTGCACCCAGCGTGAATCCTATCGCCCTCGTATAGTTACGGTTGTCATGGCAGAAGTCAGACGATGACAACGGGGCCGTCTCGTAACCGTCAAACGTCTCTACATCCAACAGTATTCTCGCGTATACGGCACGGGTTAGCGTCTGACCGTCCATTGTGCCACCCTGCCCATTCCACATCGTGAACGACAGGTTTGACGTGTCCCTCGTGCCAACGCCTGAAATCTCACACCAATACAGCACATTATTTGAGGAATCCAGCAGCTGGATAACGATATTGTTTTTCAATCCCCCGTTCGGATCCTCCGTGACGGTATACACCACATGCAACCTTGTACCAGCACCACCCGAAACGGGCGTGAAATAGACATTATATGACTGCTTGGGATTCTGCGTCACATCACCCTCATAGATGCCGTACACGCTTCCGCTCTGCTTGAGGGTTATCTCACGCTTATCTGAGTTCCGTTTGAAGTGGTAATCGTCACGAAGCACGCTGTCACTTGTCTCCTGGTTCACATCCTGCTCCCATGACATGCCGTTATAGATACAGCTGACGATACTCTCTCCAGGATAGTAAATCTGTATCAGCGGGAATTTCTTGATCCTCACCGATGCCGTCTCGGGAAGAAGCTCTATCAGGTTGAACTCCTTCTCCATCCCAGCAAGGATCTTGTTATACGCATCATCCACCTCAGGCTGCACCGTCACACGCTTGTCATCGACGTTTATCTCACAGTCCGTCTTATAGAAATGTCCCGTCCATAAATCCGTCCACGTCGCCCCGAGGTCATTGCTTCGCTGTATCGTCACACCTATCTCATCGGCATAGGCGCGACCCATGAGCCAGTCGTAGTCATCACCCACGAAGTTCAGCCTGCCGCTCAGCTTCCTACGGAAGAACATCTGCCCACGCTCCTGCTCGTAGTCGATCGTGAGGTCATCCTTCCATACCGGCTCCGCTGCCCTCGTCCCCGTCACCGTGCGGTCTGTCAGCGTGAACTTATATACTGGTGCTATGTCAGTTGCCATCCTTTACCGTTCTTTTGAGGTTCTTGTATATCTCGACGGTGTTACGCCCGTCGCTGTATGTCCTTGTGCGTCCCTGATCCCTGATGTCGTTCACGCTCTGCGTCAGCTCCTTCAAATCCGGGTTGCGTCCGTTCACCGTCACCGACACGCCAGCCGCATCATACGCTCCCATGTACTTCTCAGCGAACGTGTCACGGTTCAATGAGTTGATGATGTCGGGGATGATGTCCCTGTACTTCCTCGATGACTTCTTATTGATGACGGCGAAGTACTCACCGCCCTCTGCACGCCTGCGTGTGCCGTCCTTCTTCCGTCCGAGGTCTATGTCATTGCCGCTTTGGTGGCTTCCGCCCTGCAACAGTTCGACTGTTCCCTCGCCGTAGGTCTCCGTGCTTGCTCCTACCGCCTCATACGCCTTTATCTTCGCAGCCGCGAACGACCCCCACATCAAGGCCGTAGCAGCGATGGCCGCAGCGACACCCCACGGCCCGGAACCCGTGAACGCCTTCCAGATGTTTGCCGTCGCCGTGATCAGGCTCGATGCCTGAGTCGCCGTGTCAAGTGCCAGCTGTGCCTGCTGTGCCTGTCTCTGCTGCTGCAAGGCCTTCTGCTGGTTCTTCCTTGCCTCATCCAGCTCCTTGCGTGCCGTCTCGACATCGTTGGCATAGCCTGCATTCCGTGCTTCTATCTCGGCCTCAAGGACACGCTGCACACGCTCCACCTCCGAGTCGGCCTGCTGTCTCCTTGCCTCTGCCGCCTGCACCCATGCATCCATGAAACTGTTCAGACTGTTGATGGCATAGTCAAGGGCTTCATTCAGAGCCTTCTTCTTCTCTTCGGTGAGCTTGAAGCCGAGCATGTCATACAAATCTACATGCTCATTCTTCTTTTTCTTTATCAGCCCCTCGGCTTTCTTGATACGCTCGTTTGCATCCTTCGTCTCAGCATCCACGGACTCCTTCATCTCCTTGTCTGCAATCTCAGCCAGCTTGTTCCACTTCTGCTGCTCAAGGCTGATGATGGTCTCGTTCATGGCCTTCTTCGCCTCCTCCGTGAGGTTCGCCTCCTCTGCCAGCTGCGCCTTCAGATCCTCGATATGACGGTCGTAATAAAGAATTGTCTCGGCACGCTCACGGTCGAAGCTGTTCTCTATCAGCGCCACCTTCGCATCCTCTGACTGACGGACGGCCGCAAGCTCCTTCTTCTGCTGTTCCTTCTGCAGCTTCTCCAATTCCTTGTTCTCATCCTTCTGGACTTCCACCTTTGTCTTCTTGCTACCGCCACCGCCACCATCCAGCTTATTCTCGGCATTCCTTATCTTCGACTGCAGACGTGTCGTGCGCTGATAATAGGCCGTCTCTGCCTGGTATACCCGTACCCGTGCCGCTGCAAGCTCTTCGTTCGTCTTTGCATCGTTCTTCGACTGTGCGGCCTTCTTCTCTGCGATGTCGAGGGCTTCCTTTGCAAGGCGAATCTCGTTGTACATCATTTTCTCCTCAGCGACATTCGCCATCTTCAACAGCTGTATACGCCGCTTCGGGTCATTCGTCATCTCTGCGTCACGTCTCCACTTCGCCACGTTCCTCTGAAGTAGCGCCTGATCCACCGTGTTCTGACGCTCTGCCTTGTCAAGTTCCTGCTTTCGGATGGTGAGGTTGATGTTCTCACGTAATGCATCATTCACTTTCTTGAATGCACCGCCTACAAGCGGCAGTTTCTCCATCAGCCTACTTGCACCCATGGCGATGTCTTCAAAGCCTGCCACGACCTTTAAAACGAACGTAGCGACGTTCTGCAACACATTCAGCACTCCAGTCAATATCCTCTGGAACGGTGCAAGCACCCTATTCAACAGGTTCGTGTTCTCTTCCGATGAACTGATGCCCTGTGCAAGTGCCATGAATGCAGCCGTAACAGCCGCAATCGTCGCAACGATTGGGTTCGCCAGCAATGCCAGCAGCTGCTTACCGAACCCGGCTACCGCCGTACCTGCCTGCTTGACACCGCTTGTAAATCCTCCGGCAAACAGACCGCCTAACTGTTGCAAGGTCTTGAACCATTTGCTATTGACACCTATCGCATCATTGATGGCATTTGTATAGTTTCCGACATTCAGCGAGAACTTTCCAGTTTCCTGCTGCATCTTGTTCATATCCTCATAGATCTTTCTTGTTTCCTCTATGAGCTTCTTTGCCGCAGGTGAATGTTCCCTCTGTGCTTTAGTCAGATTGTTTATGGCAATCTTATTCAGACGATATTGTGCACTAAGATCATTATAAGAGCCTATTGCTGCCCTATTCTGTTCCGTTATCAGCTTAGTGTAATATTTTTCCTCCTTCTGCTTTTGTTTCAGTTCTTCAATCTTCATGGCAGTCTCAGAACGTGCAAACTCAAGGTCTTTGTATGCCTTCGCAAGTCTGTCCGTTTCTTGTGTTGCTCCCTTTGTAGCCTGCTTACCCTGTTCTGTAGCGCCGGACACGGTCTTTAGTGATGCTGCTATCTGTGCGGCATCCGTCTTGACTTCATCTGCCAAGTCATTGTAGACCTTCATCAACGTTTCCAGCTGTCCGATCAACTTCTCAATCGAATCATCAGGACTTATCAGGTCGCTGTACTTTATTGGGTTCTGTTCTGCCATATCGTCTTATTTGCCTTTTATTTTGATTCTAAGCCGTTTTCATCTCACTTGCCGACAACTACACCACCTTCAATGCAATCACCGCTTAGACACGGCCTTTTTCCTCTCTTTCATCATCTCCTGCAGGTATTCGCCTGCCGTATAATATTCCATCACCGTCATGTCCCTCGCATCGACATTCAAGTTTGAACTGATCATCAGACACATCTTCATGTACGCCTTGTCATGCTGCACACCGAATGACTCCCGTCCCGTGAACACCTTCGGCTTCACCGCCAGCACCAGCCTGTCCTCCAGTTCCTCAATGCGCTTCTTCGACTGTGCGCTCTCCCCCTGCGTGATGATACCCAGCTTCTCCACCGTCAGGCGCTTCATGTTATCGTAATACTCACGCTCTTCCACGTTGTTGAAACATGCAGGGAAATACGCCATCAGCTCATCCTCTATTTTTTTTTTGACCTCCGCTTGCACGGTGGTCTGTTCCTTCCTTGTCACATCCGAAAGCATCGCCCTCACTCTCTCCAGGCCCTCATCCGACAGGTCATCGCACACCTTTCCGTCTACCTCCCTGACCAGCACGGCAAACGACAGGTTCGCCGGAGACTGCTCCGTCTGTATCACATAGACGTTCTGCCGCAGGTTCTCCATCTCCTTCGCCGCATTCTCACGGTCGCCCTTCTGGATGTACCGCACCACCTTCTCGATATGTGCATCGAACGAGGTGATGTCCGAGCCTATGCCCGCATCGATCAGCAGCATCTTGTTATACCTATGGAACCGCTCCATCGGCAGCTCATCGATGCTCGTGTACAACGACACCTGATGCTTTCCCAGTCTGACCGTTCTCATACAATCATCCTCGTTATCGGTGTGCTGAACACGGGCACCAGATAGAAAATAGGTTCGTTATACACCGCCGCCAGCGCCACCGCCATGATGAGCGCACACCAGAACGACATGCACAGGTCGCAGGCGAACAACTTCGACGTGAACTCGTCACCGTGCACCTGATACCACTCCGCGATGCCCCACTTCTTCAACAGCAGCACCACAAATGCCGCAGCAAGTGCCACCATGATAACTATTGCCAATCTCTCTGTCATAATATACATTCATCATTAACCATTATATTACCTGCAAAGCGCCACCCTGCGAAAGGTGACATCAAGAACTGGTTGTCCACCTCATCCAGCGTAAACCCTGCAAAGACATTCTCCGCACGGCTGTATATGCTCTCTATCCTGATGCTTCCACTCCTTACCCAGATACCACCGTTCAAGGCTCTCAGCACCTCGGCCTTGACCCTCTCCGTGTTCCTCGTGTCATCCTCATCGATGGTGCGCATATCCACCCACACCACCAGCGAGAACGCCGACTGCAGACGTGAACGCTCTCCCACGTTCCACTGCACATCTTCCGGGTCATCCATCACGAAATAACAGAAGTTGCCGAGGCCCTGATCAGGCAACAGCAGCAGGTACTCGTCTTTCCCGAGGTAGATATTCGGTGTGTACCGCCTGACACCGCCCTGCTCCTTGACCAGACGCTCGACACGTCCGAACACATGGTCAAGCCACGGCAGCTCCTTCGCCAGCCCGTCCTGAAGGCTCACGATACACCTGTCGAAGAGTGCAGGCTTCTCGATCTTCATCACTCTGTCTATTGCCATAGCGTCTCTTTCATCTTACTTATCAAGTCATTCCTTGCTCCGAAATCGTTCCAGATAATGCCCCATTTCTCCGAGCACAACCCGAACACACCATAGCCGTACTTACCCATGATATTCGCTGCGTATGCCGTATCGGGGACTATCGCCATCTCGTTCGCCCTGAAGTCCACATTGAGGTCATTATGAAACACACCAGTGATATAGAGGTTCGGGGCGTTCGGGTTACGATGCACGTTAGCAGGGTACGACAGCGTGCGCTTCCAATCCTGATAACGCTGTGCGCTCTCACGGCTGCGGAAATATCCCGACGGCTTAAGGTCTTCCGTATAGAACGGATGCAGATCCTTTCCGTCGCTCCCCTTGCCCTCCAACAGCTGAATACGCTGCTGCTCGACAATCTCGTTGCCGTGAGGCTGCAACACCTCACGGATGATGCCTCCGTCTGTCATACCGTTGCGCAGGCTGCGTGCATTGTCGAGTAATCTTTCTATCGTCATAAGGCAGCGATCTATTATCATGTTGTCCTATACCTTACACCCACCGGGCGACACGTCAGACAGATACGGTCTATCCCCCTTGTATCAAGGTCTAACGCATCGTACATCTTCTTCAACTCATCACCGATGCCTTTTTTAAAAATACCGCTCATTCCCTGCGGTATACCGTCTATCTCCGCAAGAAGATCATAACGGTTGGCATTCGACTGGTTCCTGTTCACCCTCACAGAAGGATTATAGGCCAGCATCCTGAGAACCTTTGCCGCCATCTCCATCTGCAACACGTTGGCAAACATCTGACGCTCCCTGATGATGAAATCCGTCAGGTCACAGTAGACACTCACCTCAACATTCAGTCCATAGTTGACCGTGTTCGTGTATACCGTCTCCTCGATATCCCACATCTCGGGAAACTCCTTGAACGTCTCAGGAGCATGCACACGGAACGGGCTGATGTTGATGTACTTCGTCAGCTCACGCCATGCAGTAAGACTGCCGATGTTACACGTACCGCACGGCTCACGGCTCCAGTCCTTCACCACATTGACACACTCCATGCCTTCTGGCAAATCAGGCTGACAGTAGCACAGATACCAGGCACCGCCGCTGTCATTCGCACCGCTGATATACGGCATATAGAAGTCCTTCACATCGAACCACTGGAACCCTCCGTTCTCCTTCGTGTACTCCAAATCGGCAACGGCTATCGGGTCGACCTGAGAACTATGGAACAGATAGACACGTACCGTACCAGTCGCCCCCGTCATCTGCAGGCCTATGCGCTCGATCTTCGCCGTGACACCCATCGAATAGGCTGGTGTTATCTCCATGCCCACGATACGCTGTCCCGACGGCAGCGTGTTCGCCAGACGGCCTGCACCGTCGAAGAACGTCCTACGCTCAAGCAAGGCCTTCGACTCCTTCAGCAACGACTTCTGCGTGAGGAACACCTGTACCATCTTAGCTATCGCCTGATCCTGCAACCGCTTCAGCCATACCGAAATCGGGTTGTACCTTGTCCAATAGCCAGCATCACCGATGCCACCCTCCGACTGCGAGAAGTCATCGTTGAAGTCCGCATTGAAGTCCTTAACCCTCGGCTCATGGCCTATGCCGTCCTTCAAGGCCTCAAAGAGCATCACACCCGTACTGCTTCCGTGTCTCACGACCTGACCCTTGTGGTACAGCTTGAAGCGTGACCACTCCGGGAACATGTCGACATTCATCTCAGGCATCACCGCCCGCAGGTTCTCGATGGTCACCATCGGGTGCGCTCCCTGGAAGTACAGGCCGCTCTCCGATTCCGTCAAGTCATCGGCTATCTGGTTATCCGGGATGATGTCCTGCTCCCAGCCTACGAGGTGGCTCAAAGCCTGCTGTATGTCATTGATACGTATCATAATCTGTTGATTTATTGAAAAAGGAGGAACGGGACTTGCACCCCGTCCCTCCGGCAGCATTTATGAAAAATCCAAAAAGGAGTTTCCCATCACCTCATCAACCACCCTGCTCTGGCTGGAACTCGGCAGCGTTCGTGACATACACGGGCATAGCAATCGGGGTGTTGGTGGCAGGTGCACCGATCTCGGCCTTCATGATGGGGTTGGCCACGGTCTCGGGTGCGCTGTTGTAAGCGATGATGAACGCCACGTCGACGGAGAAACCGAAATACTCCTTCACGTTGCAGGTCATATCGGCAGAAGCGGCACCAGCGATGCCAGACTGGTCACCTACGGCGGTGTAGTAGTGCGAGCCAACGGGCAGGTCGATGAACGGCAGACGCACGACATCCCACTCGTGGAAGTTGGCACTTGCACGACGCAGGGCCTCACGGTCGACACGGGTCAGCACACCCACGTTGCCATCCTCAACGGCGAACAGGGTACCGATCTTACCATCTGCGTTAGCGAGGTTCGTGGTGTAGTGCAGGATCTTGTTGTCATACTCCATCCTCTTGTTCACGTCGTTGTACACGCCGTGCTGTGCGAGCTTACGGATCAGACTGTCGATGCCTGCGTTACCCACGAGGTGCAGCGTCTTGGGATAGGCGTTGGCACGCATCATCGGGTTCAGGTCGCCCAGAATCTCGGTGGCCATCTGTGTCGGCACCTCGATGACATTGCTGCTGATGCTGTACTGCAGAGGATCGGCATAGACCTGGGTCTTGGCGGCCTCAAGTGCTGCGATGGCTGCGGTGTCCAGCGTGGTAGCAAGGGCACGGCAGATCTTCTCCATCTTACGCTCGAAGTCGTGCTGATAGTCGATCTCGTTGTTCATGTACAGCGTGGGAACCATCGTGAAGCCTACGGCATAGGTAGTCCATACCAAGGTGTACAGTGCGGAGGTGTTCTCATCGTCAGAGATGGAACAGGTGCGCACGTTGCTAACGGTGACATCACCATCGTAGTTGATGACAGGTACCTGCACGGTGTTACCCATAGAGGCAAACGCACGATTCTTCAGGTACGGTGAGATGATAGAGTTCGGGGCGTCGGTCTGCTCAATGAAGAAGTCCAATGCGCCGTACTCCAATGGGCGTGCCATGTTACGATCCAACTCGGGATTGCTGATACGCCAGTTCTGTAAACGGGTTGCAATTAATGACATAATTCCTTTGATTTTTTTGTTTGTTCTACTTATGAGCTTACCCTCTGCCCGATTCTTGATTCACTTGCTTAACTGATTGGCAATGCCTTGATGTTGTTGGCGTTCCATGCCTCCGTCATGGCCTCCTGGAACTCCTTCGAGCCGTTGACCATTCCCTGCTGCATCAGAGCCTTGGCGATGATCTCCTGTGCCTCGTTCTGCGTCCGTGCCATTGACACGTCCACAGCCGCACCAGTACCACCAGCACCACCCTGCGGTGGCTTCGTGCCCGTACCCTGCTGCTTGCGCCCCTCATCGAGGATGCCCATCGCACGCAGCTCCTTCGTCACAAGCTCGGCAGCGGTGTACGGCTCCAGATGGTTCTCCGGGTTGCGCTGGATCTCTCCGTCGGCACCCTTGAATACAAGCCTCTTGCCTCCCTTGCCGTCATCGATGAACTCAGGACTCATGCCCTTGACCTTTGCCAAAACCTGCTCCCTCAGCGTGTCGATGGCAGCCTGCGGAAACTCGCTCTTGAACTTCAGACCAGAGGTGGCTCCAGCCAGCTCGTTGTCGATACGCACACCCATCAGCTCGGCTGCATGTGCCTGCTTCTGCTGGTCATACTCACCCTTGAGCGTGTCATACTGCTTACGCACGGCATCAAGGTCTTTCACGGCCTGTGCCAGCTGCTTCTTCGTCGCATCGTCTCCACCCTCTTCGAGTGCCTTCTGCAACCTGTCACGCTCCTTGGTCAAGTCATTGATCTTAGTGTTCAGACCGTCCACGCTGTTAGCCTTTGCAGCGAGGATCTTTGCAGCACGCTCCAGATACAGGTACGTCTTCTCGTCACCGTTGCGGGCTATGCCCGTCTCCTTGGCGATGGTTGCGTCCAGCTGGTTGTACACCTCACGGAAGCGGTTACCGATGGTAACCTCCTCGTCGTTCTTCGACATCAACACGATGGCGTTCCTCTGCTCATCGGTGAGTCCGCTCAATGCGGCATCTGCCGCCAACATCTCGTTCGTAATCATAACTTCTTACCCTTTGATTAATGATTATTGCCTGACAGGGCTATTTCTTTTTAGAGCCGCCCTTGTTCTCTTTCTTGTCGCCTGATTCCTCAGACTTGATGGCACCAGCCTCTTTCAGCTCTGCGAGGATCTCGGCCTTCAAGGCCTCCTTCATCGCTGCACGCTCCCTCGCCTTGGCTTCCTCTGCCAGACGCTGACGCTCGGCTAAAGTCTGCTGTGCCTGCTCCTTCTGCTTGTTCAGGAAGTCCGTCGGGTCATAGAGCACGTCGATAACCCATCCCTGCTGTAACAGATTACGCTTCACCGACGGGAAGCTCTTCGCCTCAAACTTCTGGATCCTCGGACGTGACAGGCGTCTGCCGTCCTGGGGATTGAACTGCTGCTGCTCAATGCGGCAGTGATACGTCCCTTCCTCTCCCTGCGGTACGATGTAGTTTGCCGCAGTCACCTCCAAGATGGGAACATCCTTGGTGGTGTTTCCGAATTTTACTCTCATAATGCTTTACCTTTTTATTGTTACGGCAATATTGCCTTTATGACTTCGTGAACGTCTTCGATGCAACAGGGCTGACATACGTGTCCTTGACAGCGATGGCCTTGATGGTTGTCGTGGCAGACAGCTCAATCTTACCCGTATACTCCGTGCTCTCCTCATCGGGAGTGCTGCCGTCGGTGGTGTAGAAGATGCTCGCACCCTCCTCGGCGGTGATCGTCACCTCCGTCTTTGTCTCAAACGGTGTCTCACCAGAGATAACGGGTGCACCTAATACGACATTTGCCTGTACGATGCTTCCGCCGTTGACCACGGTAATCGTTGCTGGCGTGGTGCTGTCGTCACCTACGACCTCAGGGGTGTAGGCCACGGGGATAAACACCTCACCGCTTGCATCCTTGAACTGCACATCGAGCATGGTGTCAAGCTCGATATACTGCTTAATCTTCTCAATCTGCTCTGTTGTCAGGGCATTGATGCTCTCTATCTCCATGACAAGAGGCATCTGCTGTGTCTGCTTACTCATTGTTATTCAAATTTAAATTGTTTACTTGCTGTTCCGTCGGCAGCAGCTCCTTCGCATACTCTGTCATGCGCTCCTTGATGATGCCGATCTTCTTGTCATAATCTATCGTGTCGCCAAACTCGATGATGTTCATGTTCTCACGCTCAAAGCGCCGCACGAAATCCGCAAAGTTCAGCTTGATAAGGTATTCCTCTTTCGACACGATGCCCTTGTCATAGAGTCCCGCCACCTCGTTACGTGTCAGATGACGGTACGGCTCCAGGTCGCTCAGGATGATCATCCGCTGCATCTGCTGCGGGTTATGGCGGTACTCCGTCTCGATGATCTGCGTCAACAAAGCGTCAAGGTCTGCCTCAGACATTCCAGCCTCCTTTGCTTTCTTATATCGCTCACGCAGCTCGTCGGACGTGAACAGGTAGAACTCCGTGCCGTAGTTCACCGATGCACTCAGGAACGCACTACCGTAGCGAAGACGGCAGCATGTCTCATCGACAAACAGCTGTGCCTCCTCAAAGCCTTTCTTAACCCGGTTCAGTACCGTGTTCTGACTCTCGAAGCCAGCCTTCACCTGCTGCTCGTTGAACGCCTCACGCTGCGTTACCTCCTCGGCCTGACCAACTATCGCCGTGATGATGTTCAGACGCAGCCGTTCCTCTTCCTCGTTCGTGTAGTCCAAACTGTCACGGTCCACCTTCAGCATCCCCACCGGGTCATGCAGGTCGGGCTGTCCCTCGATGGGAACGGGCACCTCCACGAACGATCCGGCACCCGTGATACGCTTCTCATGACAATGGGGACACGGCATCAACAGTCCGTTGTTATCATAGAGCCACTGCCCCTTTCTGTCCTTCAGGAATCCTCCGTCGCAGTAGTCACCCGTCTCATCGTTGTGGAAGTCACACGACTGCTCATAGCCCCAATAGATGGGATAGCTGCCGTAGAGGTCGAGATGCCGCTTACTGATTGCATAGAACAGGAACCAGTCGAGGTTGTCAAGTTCCTTGCTGACGGGCGAAGCCTTGATGTCAGGCTCCGAAAGGCTTATGGGTTCCGTCCAGAAGAACCTCGCAGGGCAATAGCCCAAGTCATGCCGTACCTCGCTGATGAGCACGCCCACCGTGCCGTCCTTCGACTCAAACACACGGAAATACTCATCATCGATGGCCGCCACCCTGTCACCGTCCTGACGGAAGATGATATAACTCATACGTCCCGTCGTGCGGTCTGCCTCGTAGTCGATGACACTTGCTATCGGCAGCCAATAGAAATACGGCCTCGGGTATCTGTCGCCAGGCTCCTGCTCCTCGGGGAGGTCACAGACAAGCACGCTGTTGATCTGCGTCTTAAAGAAGTCCCAGCCCTTGGTCGCCCATATCTGCGGTTCTCCGAGCACCTCCTGACGGTACCACTCCCAGTCATCACGGTACTCCGTTCCCGTGAACTGATACGAGAAAGCAGGATTCCTTCCGTCGAAGATTCGGCTCAGCTTGTCGAAGCAGACCGCCAGCACCTCGTTCGTCTTCACGGGAAAGCGGAAGAGCGTGCGGAACACCTCGAACTTGTCGTGAGGTATCAGCTTCTCCACCATCGCCATGAAGTCCGTCAAGGCCTGAGCAACACCCTCACGACCCGCCAGCATCGGAACGGCCTGCCCACTGTTGTCACGGTGTCTGTACCATGTCGCAAGGGCAGGCGTCGAGGGAACCGTCTCGGCATGCAGCCGTATGCGGTTCTGATGCAGCAGGGCGAGGCTGATAGTCCTATTCCTTACCCTTTCGGTTGCCTTGATCCTTATTTCGTCTACTGAGAGTCCCATCTTCCCTTAACTCAAATTCGCCGCCCTCTGGCAAGGCCCAGCCGCTGTCACGGATAGCCAGTATCCGCTCGGCGTGGCTCACCTCGAAGTCCGTCGTCGTGCCCGTCGCAATGCAGACGAGCGAAACCATCGTTGTCTTTCCCATTGCTCCGATACACTTTAAAGGTCTGTCAGCGGATTGAAGTCCGTAGGCACGGAAATCTTGAGGTTGTCGCTGTAGTTCGGCAGGAACGTGAACTGGATGGCATTCGAATCGGGAGCCTCCAGACCACCATGAGCCTTGTCACCGATGAACAGGCTGCGGATGGGGATAGGATAGAACGTCGTTGCCACATTCTCATCCTGAACGCACTCGATGGCTCCGTTCTCATCGAAGAGGAACACACCCAGATTGTCGGCCTGTGCCTCACACTGCAGGGCCTTCAGAGCCTTGATGACATTCTGCGGCACGCTACGGATGACACCTGTGAACGTCGATGGCTCACGGCCGATGACGATCTCCACGCCACCCAGCGTCTCGTTGCCGCCTCCGAACGTGCGGGGACTGCCTGCCTCCTGACTCGGTGCCTGGATATAAGGGCTGATGACGATCTTTTTGCCGTTTGCTTCCGTCATCTTCGCCACCCATGATGCCTTCAGCAGGATGGATGCACTACTGGTAAATGAGTTCTTCGTGCCGTCGGCCATACGCAGCCGCTGGAACGCAATCTTCTGGATCTGTCCGAACGATTCGGGACAACTTGCAGCAGGGATGGAAGTCAATGCAGCTGCTGCGGGACATGTGCATAAATTCATAACTTTTCTGTTTTTTAGTGATTAATCATCTAATAAACACATAGACTAACCCACTGAATATGTGACCGTTTTCGGCTACAAAGATAAAGATTATCTTTATTCGTTGTATATTTATTCTTTATTTTTTACGTTTGTTTAACTAAAAATGCAGCCTAACATCCTCACGGACTACGGCTGCACCCTGTTCAATCTAACAAAACAAAGATTTTGCTCACATTAATTATCAACTTCCTAACACTTTAAGAAAAATGGTTTCGATTAAACAAATACGTTATAAACTGAGAATTTGAAATGAAATATTGAACATTATGAATAATATAAACCTTAATTCCTTCGCCTGATGCCTCTCGCCTCACGCCTCTGTGCCAGCTTCGCCAGCGCCACATAACGCACGGCATCTATCCCGTGGTTGTTCGCATCCTCGGGCTTGTTCGTCAGGTTGCCGTCCCTGTCCTTGTCCCACTTGTAGGCCCGCAGGTTCGCAATGATGCCGATACTCCTGCGTGTCACGTGCAGACGATACCGGCGTAATATGTCAAGGCCAGAGATGATGCTGTCCGCACCCTTCGGGCTGGGACTGACCCAAAGCCCCTGCGCCTGCAACTCCCGTATGCTCTTCGGCTCCGCACAGTCGGCCACTATCATGTCATCACGCGTAAGACCTTGGTCGTATGCCTTGCGTGCGATGTCCGGATTCGTGAGGTTCGTGCTGTACAGCTTCTCATCAATCCATAGGTCACCGTGTGCCTCAACAACGTGTTCAAGTGCCGACGGATCGTTCGTGAAGCCGAAGTCAAGACCATAGCATGACATCTTCCACTCCTCACGCGGAGGAATAACATCCACGATGTCCCAGTTCGTCAGCACCAATCCGGCAATCATTCCCGTGAGGCCTCTGGCATACACCTTCCACAGCTCCTGGTCTTCGATACCCTCGATGCGGTCATGCTCCTCATCTGAGAGGAAATAGTTCTTGCGGTGGTCACTTATAAGCAGCTTCACGCCCTCACGCCCTATCACCTCATCATGGCACCAGAAACGTGCCGTAGGGTTATAGTCGATGAACACACGCAACCTTGTACGGATGGCAAGCTGCCAATATACCTCATACGGTATGCCGTTCGCCTCGTTGATGAACAGATAGTCACGCTTACCACTCTTTGCATCCTGTGCGTCCTTGAACGAAGAGAACTCCATGATGCTTCCGTTCACGCAACGGATGATCCTCTCGCCCTCGTTGATATACGGCCACCATGTCTGCAACAGCGGGGAGCCGTCGAGGATGGTCTTCGCGTCACGGTAGGCACCTTTCTTGAGGTTCGGTACATCCTGACCTACCACCGTTATAACCTTCCGCTCTTTCATCATACCCAGAACGAAAAGCACCTGCATGATGCTGTACGTCTTTCCCGATGATGTGCCGCCCTGGTTCACCACCGTCCGCTCCGTCGCATTCAGATTCGCCTGGTACAACGGCAACACAGAAAACATCGTGTCACTCATCCGTATCTCTCCTTCAATATCTTCTTAATCTCGAAAAACAACTCAACCAGCTCCGTCTCCGTCACCCAGATATCCTCATGATACCCTGACCGCTTGTGGCTGATGATCCAGCACGGGCCTTTCTTGTCTTTCGTTATCTCCATACGCTACCGCTCTGCATCCACCTCGCTCTCGCTCGACGGAAACACGGCATCGTCGGGCGACTTGCTGATATATACTATATTGATCTCCATAGACTGACCGCCAGACATCTCCACTTTGTCCGCTGGCTTCTCGCCTATCATGCCACAGATGGCATTGTATGCCTGTACATCGCCAGCCTCAGCCTTCGCTATCAACGAGCGGGTAATGACCATCTGATGATTGAAGTCTTCCTCGCTGATGCCCTCGGCCTTAAGCATGTTCTTCGTCTGTTCATTCAGCTCCGTCTTGTACATCAGCATCTCCAGGGCCTCACGCATCGTCTTCTTACGACGTCTGGCCTCTCCAGACTTGATTCCGCCTTTCCTCGTTATCTCTCTAAGCTCACTCTTAGTTCGATTGTCGGCTGAAATCAAATTGCCGTTTACTCCTTTTCCTTTGCCCTTCTCTGCCATCACTCGTCGAAATTTATCTCATTACCCCATTCCTCACGTATCAGCCTCATCGACTGCTCAAGACCGTCTATCGTCCTTCTCAGCGCATCGACGAACGGATCCAGCAGCAACGGCACATGCTTCGACGGACGGAACACCTCCACCGTCCTGTCCTTGAAGCTGAACTCTATGGCACGCACCTTGGCAGTATGGCCGTCATTGGCTATGATACGGTCATACTGCTTCCTGTACTCTTGCGCCTGCAACCTCAGGTTGTCATATTCCATTTTGATGTCATTCAAATCAAACTGTTTCATACGCTATACTCCTAATATCGGCACCCTGATGATCGGATTGTAATCCAGCCTCTTCTCCTTCAGGGATTTACCTTTGTTCGTTGTATCCACCTTGACAATTGCCCCCCCCACTTACGGCGGAGCGCATCCAGCTGCTCCTCTTCCCTCTGACGGTTCCTATAAGCCGCACAGCCGCCTTTCTGCTCCGACTGCTTACACAGATAGTGGTAGGCATTCACCCTCAGCACCACACGCTCCATATTGAGCTGCTGCAATGTCATGTCATAGTCCTCCTTCAGCGGAAGGTTCTCATCATACCTGCACCTGTTACCCTTCAGGAAACATTGGAACGGCCCACCGATATACGACCTCGTCGAGAATGGTGTGTTGTGACGGAAGGCCATCGGGTCGCTGTTACAGTTCACACCCCAGAACCTTGCACCCATATCATCAGCTATCACGCTGTATTTCTCAAGGAATGGGAAGAACTCATCTTCCGTCACGATGTGCGGCACATATCCCCAGTTCTCGTTGCCGTCATAGTCAAACCTACGCAGGCATGTGAAGTCATCATCGATGATCAGCACCACATCCATGCCACGCTTGAACTCCTCGTCAAGGATGTAGTTGCGCACACGGCAGAGATTCCCCTGCACACCTTCCGGGCAGCTGATGATGTCCGCATCTGGATAGCTCACCTTGTACGCCTCATACTCTCCACAATCCACCCATATACGGACAAACGGCAGATAGTCCAGAGTCTTGACATCATCCGGCCTCCTGTAACTCGGAGCATTAATAGATATCTTCATGCCGTCTTATTTTTCTTAGTTTTCGAGCCTGAGACGTTTTCTTTGAGCAGCCGATTGATTACCTCAACACCACGCAAAACACGGCCTACACCGATTTTCTGTCCGTTCACATTATTCTCGCCCTTCTTCGTCGACAACAGACGCACGGGCTTGATATCGAACAACGTCTGAGCCTGCAACCAATCTACTTCATTGTCGAAGTAAAGCACAATATAGTTATGGGTCTCGTCGAGTACCTGGGTGAACTCCACCTCCGGCATCTCCTTCTGCTTCTTAGACTTGATCTTCACGGGCACACGCCAGTCGGCAAGCTCCTTTAGGTTCCACTGGTTCAGCAGCGCATCGTCATTCTCCGCATAGTGCATGTTCTCCTTCATCACATACTCCCTCAGCTTCTCCTTCGGTGTGTCCTCCGGCAGAACCTTGCACAGCACGTTCACCCATCCCAGTTTCTTGTATGCCTTGTATCGGTGGTTACCCGAAATGACCACATACCGCCCATTGTAGGGGTAGACATGAATCTCTTCCAGCACCTTCATCTCCGGGCTATTCCTGATGCTCTCGCACAATGCATCGAACTTCTCCTTGGTGATCTTCCTCGGGTTCTTCGGCACATCGGGTATCTGTCCCGTGTTCTCCGATAGCATGGATATGGGTATCTCCCTCACCTCCACATTCAACATAAATTCTGCCATAACTACTTTGTTTTGATATAATTACGTATGCAAAGATAAAGAAAATCGGTATTCGTTGTATCTTTGTCCTTTATTTTTTAGGTTACATTAACAAAAAGAGAGGGCAGCGCAAACCTTCTCGCCACCCTCTCATCCATATTGCTTTACTTAGGCTAAAGCCTGACTTTCCCCAGACTAAAGTCCGTGTTTAGTCCATCCTTCGTCAGCTTCCAAAACAATTAAAACAGATGATTTCCGTCACCTCTTCGTCAAACTTCACAACCACGCTCTGATTAACCAATGCACCATAGACATTTTTCTCACGCCACTCCACTACGGTATAATGTCGTTTGAGCCAATTCCCCTTGATATCCATCTCCTTCTTCAGCCGCACAAAGCTGACCTCTACATCCTGCACGCTCGATGGATCGTTCGCCGTAGACTTGATGTAATCAGTCACCAGCCTTTGCGCTCTCTGCTCTGGTGTGGTGCTGCATGCTGCCAACAACACCGCCACAATCAAAAATAATACTTTCCTCATAACTTCGTTTTTAAAGATTGAACGGTGCAAAGATACGAAAATCCCTGCACCGCTCCAAATATTTTAGAATAATTTCGGCTCACTCACACGTAGAACCTTCTCCGTGGCATCCTTGTAGAAATCCTTCTTTATCTCAAAGCCATAAGCCCTGCGTAACGTGTTCATCGCCGCCAGCAACGTCGTACCGCTACCAGCACACGGATCGATGACCACATCGCCCTTGTCCGTGAATATCTCTATCAAGCGCTCCAGAAGGGGCACAGGCTTCTGTGTCGGATGCACCTTGGGAGTTGTCGTATCACGCACCCAGTCGAAGCAGTTGAAGATCATCTGCCCGTCATTATTGAACTTCGGCAGCTTGTCTTTGTAGAGCACTAAGCCATATTCGCAGTTTCCAACAATCTTCATGTTCGCCTTCAACACCTGGGCAGAGAAGTTCTTACGGAACACCAACGGGATATACCTCATGAATCCATAACGCTTTCCGAGTTCGATATAGTATTGCAGCTGCTCAAAGGCACAGAACAATACCATACACGGGGCCTTGGACTTCCTGCGGCTTCCAGCCATATCCTTCGGATCATTCTCTATCTCATCATCCGTCACTCCCGTCTTCGGCTCCTTGACCAACATCTGCGAACAGAAGTGCATGAACTCCGCAGGCCTGAAATTCTTATCCGTGTCAAAGAACTCCTTACCTGCCAATTCGCTCTCACCATTCTTATTGTCACCATCCTTGTACCATGCCGGGTTGCTGGCATAGGCATTCTTACCGAGGTTATACGGCGGGTCAGCGATGATCAACTGAGCATGTGGAATGCCGTACACCTTGAAATTCTGGAAATGGTCATTGAATAATTCTACCTGTTTCATACCTCATCCGATTTTATCCTTCATTTTGAAATAGTTCATCGTCTGCACTTTCTTACCGTACTGCATCGCAACGAAACGCTCGACTGTGCATCCGCTCGAGTTCTCCCAGCCGTCATCAAGCACGATCATGTCACACTCCATCACCAGCTGGACGCAATGCCCCATGATGACAGGCTCCGACAATATCACACCCGGCTCCACATAGTCAAAGGAACTCACAAACGAAGCATCCGGGAACCTCTTATGCAGATATACAGACATTTCCAGAATCCGCTTCCATGCCGCCCTCTGCTTATCCCTCATCGTCTTCTCCTTGCGCCCATTAACGGGCGTTGCCAAATAAATCTTCATAACCTTATGCTTTAAATATCATATTCCTCTACCTCCTGACGGTTTATGAAAAAATGGATGCCGTGACTGCACTCATTCCAGCGATCTTCATCAAAACTGTCAGCCTTTACAATCTCACCGACATAATAAGCCGTCTGAACATAATTGGTGTTGATACAACTTTTCAGATGCTCACCTGTTTCAATATCTATAATATCCAATACCTTTGCATAATCACACCGACATTTCGTTCCTGATGAACTTGAACGCTTACTGTCTTGTTGTATCTCTAATTTTACAAGGCATCTTCTTTGCTCATCGACATCTTTTACTTTCTTCCATCCGACGAACGCACCATCAGACGGACAAGACATCGGAATAAAAGGTACATTCTTTGCGCCTACGAGGTATGCGCCTCTGAGGTTTGCGCCTCTGAGGTTTGCGCCTCTGAGGTCTGCGTCTCCGAGGTTTGCGCATCCGAGGTTTGCGCCTAAGAGGTTTGCGCCTAAGAGGTTTGCGCCTCTGAGGTTTGCGCCTCTGAGGTCTGCGTCTCCGAGGTTTGCGCCTACGAGGTATGCGCCTCTGAGGTTTGCGCCTCTGAGGTCTGCGTCTCCGAGGTTTGCGCCTACGAGGTATGCGCCTCTGAGGTTTGCGCCTCTGTGGTTTGCGCCTCCGG